GAGAAATACGATCCACCTCGCTATGACGTAGTGGATGGAGAGGGGAAACAGTTCCGAGGAAACGGATTCCGTCGAATCAAGAAGATCACGCAAGAACGCGGCGCATGGATGCTGAAACATGCCAAGGACATCGAGCTGTCTGGAAGGTCAGTCTGGCACTTTGCGCGATGCTCAATGGATTCTCTGCCGAACAAGTCGATATCTTAATCAAATCAATGAAGGAAACAATAAAGAACCTACGACAACAGTTAATTGATATTCATCCAACATTAGAAGATGAAGCTAATTGTTGTAATTCAATAAAGAAATTAAAACTAAACCTACAATTCTACAGATGGTTTTATGAAAACACGCCCTCAACCACACTAACAAACGCAGAACGAAGATTTAGTAGTTCATTCGCTGCGTATAATACGAATGAAGAATAATACAGTAACTAATGAAATGTTAAAAGAAGAGTTACTTGTATGTATAGAAAATAAACAATTAACCAACAAGTTCGCTGATTATGCTAATAGAATATGTCTTTGGTGGTTAAACGGTAAATCTAAATGGAGAGCAGATGAAGAAATGAAAACTGAAATTAGGTCAGCATTTCTTTATAAACTGAATTACAATTGGGTTAAAATAAAAGTAGATGAAAACATATCAGCATACTTAATAGGAGCAATACGGTTTAGAGAATCAGAACAGTATCGTGCTCTTAAATTAAGATTAAAAAAGAAACATAGATTAGAGGATGTTGCTGAAATCGCAGACATACGCGACTTAACAACAGAACATCATACATCTATTACGGACTTCGACGGTCAGAAGATAGAGTTAAGATAAGTCTATACTTAAATTGTACACTAAATTAGTGAAAAAAAAGTATAAAAACACGTAAACCATATGCATCCTAATCGAAAAAAACCGCCAGCTGCTGGACTGGGTAGACCAAAAGGAGCAAAAAACAAAATAACAAAGGCTGTTAAAGACAGTTTGGAAGAAGCATTAAATGCGGGAAAGGGAGCAGTAGACTTTTGGATAAAACTCAAAAGAGATGACCCTAGAACATTTGCGATAATCGCTTCAAAACTAATTCCACATCAGATACAGGCTGAAATGGAAGCGAATGTTAATCATTCGATATCATACAAGTTAGAGTATAAGAATCCAGAGGAAGAATCGATTGAAGTAACCGCCGATGAAACAAATAAGCATTAAGGTTGGTTACAACTATGTGGAGTTAGACAAGGCATTTAGAAACCCACATAAACAAGTCGCCGTATTACAAGGTTCATCAAGTAGCGGTAAAACTTATGCGGTATTACAACGATTAATACAATACTGCACCGAAAACCATAACAAGACTGTCGCTGTATTTAGATATGATAGAGCAACATGTAGAGACTCTGTTATGTCTGATTTCCTTACACTAATAGGAGCAACTTATTATGATTTATACGATTCAGGCCAATGGAACAAAGTTGAATCGATATTCACATTCAATAACGGGTCTCGAATAATATTTAAAGGTGCTAGTGATCCATCAAAATTAAGAGGACCACGACAAGACATAGCATTTCTAAATGAAACTACAGAAATTCCAAAGGATAGTTATGACCAAATAAAAGCTAGAACCAAGGAATTGATGATATTGGATTTTAACCCATGTGTCAGCGTCGGTTACTTTTATGATTTAGAAAAAGATGATTCAACACATTACATTCGGTCAACTTTCAGACAGAATCCAGATTTGCCTCCAACCGTAAAACAAACAATACTATCATGGGAGCCAACAACAGTAAACAAACAGAACGGAACAGCTGATTCTTATCTGTGGGACGTATACGCTAATGGCGTCATCGGTAAACAAGCTGGTGTTATCTATGATGGTTGGAGAGAAGGTGAATTTTTTCCTGAAAGACAATACTGTGATAGATACGGTTATGGGTTAGACTTTGGATATAGTAATGACCCTACAGCGTTAATCGAAATGGGTTTATTTCAGGGTAATCTTTATATGCGTGAAAGACTGTATGAAAAAGAGTTAGTAGCATCACACAATCCAACTACGCCTAACATTCCATCAGTTGAAGGAAGACTTGATGAATTAGGAATACAAAAGGATGTTAGAATATATGCTGATAATGCTAGGCCAGAAATCATTCAGGCGTTAAGAAATGGTGGTTATAGTATAATGCCATCGGTTAAGGGTGCAGGTTCAGTTTTAAGCGGAATTAACATACTCAGAGAGTATCCCATATTCGTTCAAAGTAGTTCACAGAATCTCAAAGTAGAATTAAGTCAGTATACTTGGGCAAAGACAGGTCACAACGTATTTACAGACAAACCAATTGATAAGTTTAACCACTTGCTCGATGGGGCAAGGTATTGGGCATCACAAGAACTGAAAGTAAATCCAATGGTTGAACGTCGAAAAACAAAAAGAAACAAAGTTGCAGGAGGTTATAGTCATAAATTTTAATTCAACAGTTCCGATTACATTATACTATGAGATAGAACCTCACACGATAGAACTAGCATTACAGTTAACTGAAGAGTTCCACATAGATAAAGAATTACATGGTTGGTTGCCTTCAACTGAACGTGGAGAATATATAGCGAAGTATGCCAATTTCTTCTTAGTGTTTAGAAAAGAAGACTTTGTTGGTTATGTGTGTCTATTCGAAGCAGAAGGAAATAAACAATACATTCACTTTGGTTCCGTAACTAAGAAACAATTATTACGAAACATTATGGCAAGTTTCGATATCATCTTAAATTACTCGCGTCGAAGAGACATTAAACAAATATATGCTGAATCTGATGACAAGACAACACAGAAACTAGCAAAACATATGGGATTCAAAGAAATAGAAAATGAATGGGTCTATACTTTGAATTATGGGAAGCACACCGAAAATACCTAAGATTGAACCAGTTCCAATGGCCGCACCGCCTGTTAAACCTGAAGACGAGTCTGTAAAGGCATCTGGAAAGAACGAAAGACGACGTATAGCCGCTCTTATGGGTCGTAAAAAGACCGTAACAAGTCAACGTGGTAACTCGATACTTGGTTAATGGAGAATAGAGCAGAAGATATTCTTTCTGGTTTCGATTCTTTGAAATCACAGAGAAGTAAAGTAGACACTGTTTACAGAGACATTGAACGGTTGGTGTTACCTAACTATCAAGGTTCTGATCGCAAAAGTGATTCCTATGAAGGTCAAAATAAACGACCTGAATCTAATATAGCTACAGAAGCAGCTATTATGTTAGGAGCTAACCTTTACAGTTATACTTTTTCAACAACAGACCGTAACTTTGTGTTACGAACTAATGAACCTAGTTCTAAAGAAAAGACTAAAGAATGGTTACAACAAGCATCAGATATAGCATCACGATTTTTACAAACATCTAATCTGACATCTGTATATGGCGAGTTCTGTCAGTCATTAACAACATTTGGAACAGCAGTTGCATCTGTCGAATACGATACTGACAGAGGCGAACTAATATTTAAACATCACCCGATTACAGGAGAAGTTTACATCATTGAAGGCATCGATGGTAGAGTTGATGGTATAATGAGGAAACTACAACTAAGTTCACGCCAAGCATTACAAATGTTTGGTCACGATGGTTTATGTGACGAAGCAAAGAACGCATTATCAGACTTATCATTGGTTAATCAAAAGTATGATTACATTCTTAGTGTTCAGTCTAATCCTGATTATAAGAAAGACAGCATAAACATTAAGAATGCTAAGTATGTTTCTGAATATGTATGTGTTCAAGACAAACGAATTGTTAAGAAGTCTGGCTATAAGACATTTCCATATATTGTGGCTCGTTGGATTAAATCGTATGATGGTTCACCTTATGGCATCGGTAGTGGGGCAGTTGCTTTACCAGCTGTTAGAAAGATTAATGAATCAGAGTTTCAGTTACATGATGCGTTTGCTATACAAGCAAGACCGCCAGTATTCGTTAATGATGACGGAGTAACTGAGATTGAAGAAATCAAACCAAATTCGGTTGTTTATACTGATCTGTCACAAGCACAACCTTTCCAATTACAGATTCATGCTAAGCCAGAAGTTATCATGGAACGTATCAGACAACTCACAGAACAGATTTCAAAGAGTTTCTTTAATCATGTATTCCTTTCATTGACTAGCATGAATGGAGGTTCAAAAACCGCTACAGAGATTGAAGCAGTACAATCCGAGAAATTACATTCATTAACACCATTAGTTGCTAACCTACGAAGTGAGTTTTGGCAAACAATGGTAGAAAGAGTAATTTATTTGTTAATGGACAATCAAGTTATAGAGGCACCTGAACAAGATTTACAAGGAATCAAATATAGAATCGAATATGTGTCACAGTTGGATGCTAGACTCGATCTAATTTCAGCACAAAAGACAATGATGGCATTACAAGGTGCTGCTCAAATTCTAATGATTGGTCAACAAACAGTTAACTTAGATAAAGTATTTAAAACAGAACTAGCCGCAAAGCGTCATTTAGAAGCATCCAATGTTGATTATGAACTATTGGTATCAGAAGTAGAAAGACAACGCATTGCCGAACAAGAACAAGAAGCCGCACAGGCAGAACAAGAACAACTACAGCAACAACAAGTCTTAGAGAAAATGGGTAAGATAGACCCAAATAAAGAGCCTGAGAATGGCAGTCTAGCTGATGCTGTAGGTACAAACCTATTGTAAATGAGCAAAAAACTAAACGAAAGAGCAGAACGTATGTATTATGCGTTGAACACAGTAATGAAAACTGTGGACGGAAAACAATTCATCGATGATTTGTGCGAATACTGTGGATACGGAAAAGACGTGTTCGTAAGTGGTCGTTCAGACCAAACAGACTTTAACTTGGGAAAACAGCATATAGCAAATTTCCTAAAGAAACTAGAAACACAAGAACCTGAACAAAGAAAATAAATTATGACATCAATATTAGATACAACAAGTGAAGCTACAGCGACAGAAACCAACGAAGTAGGGGTAACACCTACAACAACCACAGAAGCGTCTTCTACAACAACTGAGACACCTACAACAAGCGAACAAGCGAACTGGTATGATGGTTTGAACGAAGAAACTCTGAAAACAGAAGGTTTTGACGGAATTAAAGATAAATTTAAGTCAATGGATGATGTAGCATTAGCATATGTTAATGCTCAAAAGTTGATTGGTAAAAAGACAGACGCAAAATCACTTCCTACCAAAGATTCAGAAAAAAGTGATTGGGATAGTCTTTATAACGAATTGGGAAGACCAGAAGACCCTGCGGAATATAAAATGCCTGAAGATATCGATTTAGATATAGATTCAGAACTGTTAGTTGGACGTAACAAGGCGTTACACGATCTCGGATTAAACCAAAATCAGTATGACGGTATCATGTCAATGTATGCAGAGGAATTCGGTAGAATCGAAGAATCATTTATTCAAAACGAAAAACAAGTGGTTAGAGATACAGAAGCATCTTTG